GCGCTCCGCACCGGTGTCGAAGATACCAAGTGAACTACGAACCGGATCAGGCACGTTCACTACTTCTTCTTTGATCTCCGGCGCGGGAGGTGGTGGTTCGACAGGTTCAGCATCGTCGCGTTTCTTACGTTTCTCGCGACGACGCGAATTCCTGGACCGTGGTGTGTGGTCGTCGGACAACTGAGAAAGACCGGAATCAATACCAGAGGAGTTACGCACCCCACCAGTATGTGACTTGTTAACGATACCGGACTTCTTAACATCATCCCCGTTTGTCCACTCACCATTGTTACCGTTTAACTGTGACGGTAGAGCGAAGTCTATGACGCTTCCATCTACAATACCTTCATCGTTATACGGCAACGGGTTGTTTGTCAAAAACAACAAAAAGGCATCCTTGTCATAAAATGACTTACCTCGGAGAGTGAGGTGTGTAAGCGCAAATTCGAACATCAACGGAGCAATTGATGGGGTCCTACACAGTGGGCAACGCATGAGGCGGTGATTGACACACTCAAACACACAAGCCTCACACAAAGTGGCTGGGCATACTGGACACGCGATATGCGCAATCCAGAAGCGGGGTAACAATCTGTTGCAAACGCAACAGTCGCCAACGCTCATACTATCGAACGCGGCATTCATCTCGTCCGTTGAGATGGATTGGGAAGGGGCGGACTGGGGTGAAGGTGACGGCGAATTTTCCATTATATCAATGGGTTGGGATTCCCTGAAGCTTAGAGTCCATAAATGAACTCATATTTCGGTCAAAGAATAGTGTGTTGCGTCCCGACATGGTGACTCCTACACTACGCACGGTTCGGCTGCTGCTGTGAAGCGAAGCGAGACGAGACCTACCTACGTACATAACCGCAGTTCTCCCGATCATATATTAATATGAACGGGTAAATCTTGTAAGTCAAGCGGAACTGATGGATAGACCTTCCAACAAAGTACCCCACGGCGGGGTGTGGTAATTAGTGCATTCCATTGACTAGGTGAACACTAACCCCTCTCTAAAGACCACAACAACCAGATGTCATGGCGAAACTACACAGCACAGCGCTGTGTGACGATCAATGAAGACCACCCGAACGAACACATGGAATCATAGGGAACTACCCTATACACATCCATGTGCTAACAGTTTACTTTGTAGCGTTGACGCTCAACCGTTGGTCAAGCGTAAGGCACCCTGAGCAGCGCCAAGTGAGGCACCAGTGAACAACCCAGGCATGCCGTATTTAGCTGCGCCCATTGCGGCACCAGCTATGGCAGAAGAACCAATGCGTAGCAAGGAACTCCCAACCACCGCGGCGACTGGACGCAGCTCGTTCCCAACCTCTCTCAACGCTGCCTGCATTAATGAGGGTCGGGAAGCAGTCGGGTTGGACTGCGCTTTGGATGGCAAACGCGCGCTAGCGTTGGACACGATCTCAAAACCAACAGCATCAGAATGAGTGGGTGTGAGCGCATACTGCGCTCCAGCACCGATGTACTCAATGTGCGTTACGATCTCGATCTGAAAGGTGATGCCAGCCTTTCCTTGTATCCAGATACACGCAGGCGCACCTCCGAGATTGGCGTCCCCAGCCAAACTAGAGAATATGTCTCCATTAGAATATGGACACACAACCTCCATGATTGGTGTAACGGATGCATTGTCAACTGGAAGCGGATAATTAGTCTCAGTGTCATCAATAGACGACAGCCCGATCCAATTACGCTTGTTATCAACGCGCGTGACCTGCGTTTCTGCAAACGCGCCGATCTTGTTCGTGCCAATGTTATTCGTGTTAGAATGGTCAGGATGGACCAAAGCGTAACAAACGCCACCCATGTCAGACACAGTACCAGTGTACTGCCATGACAAGGCACAACTGACTATACGACCCGCATTGGTAGCAGGCGTGTACTTGTCAACTGGCTGAAAGGTGGTGTAACCAAATGGCAACGAGGAAAGGTTCCCAACCGTGACACCAGTAGTGGTCGATTGGATGTTGACGTTGGCGTCAGTGCCAGCGTACGCCGAAGTGGAATACACAATTGATGCTGTGTCGTTACTCACGTTCGGAATTAAATATGCAAAACCTACACCACCCGTTCCGATTGTCATTTTAAAACGACCAAATCCTCGCACCTTCATGGAGTTGCGAGACGGATGACGTGGAATGCACGCGCCCTCAGCTTCACTGGACCATGGGTCAGCTATCGCGGTGGCGTACTTCATCGCGCAATGTGACAGTGTCACGGGTGGAGTATAAGCTACTCGCCCGGATGTAATCTGTCTCTTGCTCTTCTTGTTCTTATTTTGCTTAGGGGCAGAACGACGCCTCTGTTTGTTCCCAGATTTTTTCGTAGGAATCCTTATTAAGCATATCCCCCATCAGGACCGAATGAAGGGCCCCCCCACACCAGGCATGGTGTTAATTTGTATCGCGTTGGGACACACTAAAGCTCTCGCGCCAGTTTTTATGGACCGCAGCCCTGGACAAAACTTGGAAAAATCCGACCACCACCAGTTGCCTGCAACTTGCCTAAGGTTGGGTAAATCGCTGGTGGATCCTGACATAGCCTGAATTGGGCCCGAAGCACCTACTCCAGATGACAGGGAATGATAGCAATCTTTTCCGCGCTAGATCACTGAACAGTAAATTAATACCATCCTCACTACCGCTCGTTCCTCTACGGAATAAAACCATGCTATCTCAATACAATCCCAAGAAATTAATCCCAGGAAGGTAAAGCGCCACTGTCGGTTTCCA